CATCGACAACGCCCAGGTCGCTGTCACCCTCCCCGCCGCCATTGCCTCCACCACCATGCACATGTTCGCGGTTAACTACAACGTCCTCCGCATCCAGTCCGGTATGGGTGGTCTTGCCTTCTCTAACTAAGCATACAAATCAATTTTGTATTTGCTATTAAAAATAATTAATTAGATCTTCATTTTTAAATCACATGAAAAATGTTATTTAAAAACGAAATACGTAATCATAATATGATCCTTCAACCCTATTGCTTTGTTGGAAGGCGTACATATGCTCAAAGAACTAAGGCTAAATATTGGAAAGCTAAAAAAAATGCAAAGAAGGCGTGTATGAAAAACCCGGATGCGCTTAATTGTGCAATTCGACATAGGCGGTGTGAAAATTGTCCATTTAATAAGTTTTTCAGATCTGATAAAGATACCACTAAACCCACGTGAAAAGCATTTTATTCATTTGTCATGTACCCCAGTTTTGCACCTCTAATGTATTTAATGAGATCTTTTCCGAAATCATCTAGGTGTGCATCGGGTATTATATAATTTATATGAAACACCATTCGTTTAATATCATCGGGTAACCACCATGGGAATTCAATCTCATCGTTCGGTTCCAACGTGTTAATGTCATCCCTTACGAAAAATAGATTTCCCGTTGTACATAAAAATGTGTATCCCTTTTCTTTGGCAAGTTGTTTGATCAGAAATGGGCTTGCACCATGTCCATCGTATGATACATCCTTCTCCCAAAGTGGTGTGGAGTTGGATGGTTCTATGATTACCAACTTTGGTCTCACTTTCTTCAATCCTTTCCATATTTCGTAATCAATACTATCAACGTCTATAGAGAGAAGGTCTAAATCTTCTGGAAAGTCATTATTTAAAATGAGGTCGTCAAGATTTTCACCGGTGACGAAACTTTGAACCGGTGTTATATTTGGGTATTCTTTACATGTTTCAAGTAGATCTTTATACTTATTTTCATCACTTTCGATGTAAAGACCTTTCCATTCTTTATTTTTTATAAGGTTAAATGTATTGGATAGATGTTTTCCATCCCAAGCACCAAACTCACAACATGTACCAGATGTGATGTTTAACTTATCTAAAATATACTCAATGACACCATCTTCACCATTTTGAGAAAATACATTGTTTCTATGATCGAGTATCATATAGTTTATATTCTCAAAAGATCTTTAAGTTAATAAGTTTTTCAGGTCTACTAAACCATGTGAATAGTTATGACTGGCGGTTCATCACTGTATCCGTAGTATCTCATAGAAATACCAAATTGATGCATTAAATCTGTATGTATTTCTGAATTAATCTGTTGTTTCCAATTTTTTAACGTTGTGTTGAAGTATTCAAGTCCTTCATCAGAAAATACACATATACGCATAAAAGGTTTAGAGCGCACTCGTGACATGTAGTTATCAACAGCGGATGGTAATGGAAGTGTGTTGTAGTCGTCTGATTTGATAATGTCAATAATATAGTAACCATGTGCATCACAAAGGATATTACATTGCATCTCAGGAAACCCTTTTATATAGGCTTCAAAATCTTGAGAACTTGGGAGAGTTACATAGATTGGTGTGTTTTCGGTTACAATATCATTCGTCTCTCCTAATCCTGGGTGTGTATGGAATCCTATCTCCGAGTACCATATTTGTTCAATCTCTTTAGATTTTACACAATTACGACATTTGGATGTTACATATTCCGGTTTACTGAATGTAAAATTGTCACGTTCCACCTTACCTGCATACTCCCATCGATTTAAATAAGATAGTTTACTTATTTCTTTTAAATCGTTGATGACACTACGTGTAAGTTTAAGTTTCTTCTTACGAGGTCTGATCATAGGTGTATGAACAGCCTGGACACTTATCATCTGATAGTAACACTTAAAAATAATCTGTTATTATTTATTATGATCTTCAAGAAACTTTTGGAAAGTTTATTGAAGACTGAAAAACCAAAATTGGGGAGATGGTCTCTAAAATCATGTAACGAGTTAGCTACATCTATTAACTCCGTGTATCAGAATAGGGATCATTGTGGTGATACTATATGTAAAACACCGAAGAAGGCTTTGGAGTATCCATCAAAACATACTACCCCCCATCATACCCAACAACGTGGTCATTAGAGTAAAACTACTGGTCATAGAAGCAATGGGTGTTGTGGGAATGCTACCAGCTGCTCTTACAGAAGATACACAAAGACATAAAAGACATAACAACATTAAAATGGGTACAATAGCTTTCATTTTACAATGGACTTAGAAAAATAAATCAATATCGAAGTATGTACCACGATGTTTACACTGACGGGAGCAGTTTGGGAAATCCTGGACCTGGTGGTTGGGGTGTGGTCAGTGATATTTATAAGTTATGCGGTGGACAGCCTGATACAACAAACAATCGGATGGAGATGACCGGGATTTTGAGAGCTCTTGAGGAGTGTGTGAAGAGAGATATTCAAGAGGTCTGTATTTACACGGATAGTAACTATGTGAAGCAGGGGATTACCCAGTGGATTCATAAATGGAAAAAGAATGGTTGGAAAACTTCATCGGGGAATGATGTAAAAAATAAGGATCTTTGGATTGAAATTGATACACTTCGTAATCAACTAAAAGATGTTCAATGGAAATGGGTGAAGGCTCACAATGGAAATATTCTCAATGAAGAAGCGGACAAACTTGCGAGAGACTCTGCAATGACATTTAAATCTTAACATATCTCAAGTTACCATGGGTGACGATGACCACTGTGCGTGGTGTGATAAACAGGTACACCTTTTAACGAAGTGGGGGGAAAAAAGTGCGGGTTACAGATGGCTTCATAATCACTCACGACTTTTATATAAATCACAGAATGACTGGTTAGCATATCCATCAATTATAATTGCATCAATTACTGGTGTTGGTGGTTTTGCTGTATTAAATCCAAGTGGTAATTCTGATGTATCTACAGAAACTAAAAACAAGATTATGATAGTACAGTATTTCTTTGCTTTTTTGAATGTACTTGGGGGTATCCTAACTAGTATTTCTAAGTTTAGTCAAAGTCTGTCTTTATCGGAAGCACATTCAGCAATGTGTGTACAGTGGTCTAAGTTTTATAGGACCATAGATATGGAGTTATCTCTTGATGTAAAACACAGGGGTGATGTAGTTGAATTTATAATGAAATGCAAAAAAGAGTATGATCGACTTTTGGATGAATCTCCAGATATTCCCGCGTGTTCAATACAAGCATTTCTTGTCCAATTCCCGGATAAAGTCAACAAGCCAGATGTATGTAACGGATTGTCGATTGTTGTGAGTGATGATGCAGCGTCTGTTACCGGGTCTACACGTGCTGTTAGGAGATGGTTGGGTGCCCTTTCGGGTGTAAAAACAAAAAGAAATAGTAGAGATGACGACCTTCATAGAATGGAGAGTGTGTAATAAAATATAAAAAAAATATTTTTATAAGCTAAATGTATGAAGATAGCATTTGTGTTTATCGTAAAAGATGGTGAAAAGTATCTTGAAAAGAACTTGAATACTATCAAAAAATACAATCAGGACATTTACGCGGTTGAAAACAACAGCGTTGATAATACAAAGATCATTTTGAGAGACTCGGGTATCAAAAATGTCATCACCCTAGATTTAGATAAGAAACATTCTACTGAGTTATGTACGAAGGAGGTGAACTGCAGCGAACGCGTTCGTCGTCTTGCGTACATTCGTCAAAAGGGGGTTGACGCTGTTATTAATTCAGGTGTTACGTATGATTATGTATGTATGTTAGACATGGACTTTTTAGACTATGATGAAAAGGGTCTTATTGATATGTTTCAGTATATGGAAACTCACAAAGATGTAGATGGAATATTCGGAATGTCCATAGATAGAAACAATATACCTTATGACACACATGTTGTAACTCCAACACATAAATTAGTACCAATTATAACTAAATTAAATAGGTACGTATGCGTTGATTCAGCCTTCAGTGGTTTTGGTATTTATAGATACTCTTCAATGTGGGATACCGGTGCTAAGTATGACTATAAAAACATAAACGAAATTGAACATATACATTTTAATAAGAATTTTAACAAATTAATAGTTGATACACAATTTAATCCAAGATATATATCTTTAGCTGAAGATAAAATGAGGTTTAGAATAATGATAGTGATCTTGATGTTGATATTGTTTTACTTAATTAAAAATAACATCCGTAAATAGATAAATGAACGTTGGTATACTTACAGCTGGTGGTGTGTGTCCAGGTGTCAATAATATTATCCATACACTTACTCGCCTTGAAAATGCCCAAAACAACCGTATGTTCGGTATATACGAGGGTTTTCGTGGTGTGAATAACAACTTACGATTAGACTTGTCCTCTCGCGACAAGATTGATGAAGGTGCGGGATCTGTTTTAAGAGTCTCATGCGACAAAGTTGATATAGAAAAAGCAATTGATAATATTAATGATCTTGACAGACTTTACTGTATATGCGGAAATGAGTCTATGAAAAGTGCAAAAGAGCTTGCTATGGATGACCGAATTGAAACAAATATTATTGGTATTGCTAAAACAATTTTCAATGACATCCCAGGTATTGAATCTATCGGATTTCAAACAGCTGTCCAGGAGTTTGCAAAATATATTGACTACGCATACACGGAAGCCACTACAACTAATTCAATTGTGTTTATTGAAGCTCCGGGTCGCTGCGTAACTGGTCTGGCTACACAAGCTACCTATGCGCGTTATTCTAAAGTTACAGATATAGTTACACCCGATACAACCAATAAAATTAAAATGCATCAGATTAGGAATAACTATGAAATAAATGGTTACGCAACTGTAGTTGTATCGGAGAATTGTGATTATACAGATATACTCAGCTATTTGGAAGAAGTTGAGGCAGATGTAAAGATCATATCACCGGGATTTTCAATTCGTGACGTTGAACCATGTGTTTATGATGTAATTATTTCCCATGAAATGGCAATTCAATCGTTTAAACTTGCACAAGATAAGCGTAATTTCATCAAAGGTGCGACAAATGCTCTCTATTTTGAGGATTTTCTCAACATAGTATAATGTTTAGAGCCATGTACAAAGATCCTAAGTTTATAGGGGCTCAAATAACACCACCAAACAATGTCATTGTGATAACAGAAGATGGCGTTGAAAATTATACAGTAGAAAAACAATATTTTAGATCAGAAGCCCTTATTGATAAACAGATGAAATTACTTAAAGGTACAGACCGAGGAAAGAACAAGTTACGAGAACTCTTCTTAGAACCGAGAATAGAACAAAAGGGGCGTTTTACTGTTACGGTTTACGAGTTTTGATCCAATAGCTCAGTTGGTTAGAGCGTGGTGCTTATAGTAAGGTATACATAGTGAGGTAAAACTCACACGAGGCACGCCAAGGTCACGGGTTCAAGCCCCGTTTGGATCACACTTTTATAAATATATTGTTTGTATTTATAAAAATGTGTATGGAGTATGCAATTAAAATAAGGGACACTACAACACCCCACGACTTGGACAATATGTTTACACATGCTTGGTCATACAACAAACCTATTAGATTTGTTATGGATGTTACAGAATGTAGAAATATATCACTTGGGAGGGTTCTCTCTATGAAGAAGGTTCTTGACAGTCATCGTCTCAACTCGAATAAATATATTGATTACACCACTGTCTATGTAAAGTCACGGTTAGCTAAAACTGTTCTTAACTTGGGAATATCTATAATAAAGACTGAAAGACCTGTCTACATCAGTACCCATACTTAACGTCTTTACGTGTTGCGGAAGGATTAGTTCTGGATATAAAGTCTGGACGCCCATGAGAAAAGTGTCCAATAGTGCTATTATGACTACGATCAATCTTCATATAGCGACGCATATCTTTGTAATATATTCTGGCACCTTGTGAGATTAAATCCTCATGCTTCATGTCTATATGATTATCCATAGGAATGAAATACTTTACATATTTTTTCATATTTTCAACATTAATGAGGTAACATTTGGTACTCGAAATCCATTTAACCTTTTCTAACTTTCCATCTTGTTTGTCGGGAAGACGTGAGAGACAATGAAAGAAACACATTTCAAACTCACCCCCCCTATCATCTATTATATTTTGTATTTCTTTGTAAAGTTGTTCAGATTTAATGATAACATTGTCTTCGAAGATGACTGCATATTTCAATCCCTGATCAAAACATCTCTTGTAGAACTCCATATGTCCCATGAAGCAACCTATAGCCCCTATATTAAAGTAGGTTATGTCGGGGCGCTTTATAGTTGGATCATAGTGCATTTCCAAAGCTTTTTCATAGTACTCACCATCAATCTTATTTTCATATTTTTTAGCACCCTTAACAGTTCGTGTGTCTGGTCCATATATGATCTCAATTGGTATTTCCTGGTTGTGATATTTCATGAAATGATTTCTCCGTTTTTCTTCTGATTTTAAAGTCAAAAGGAAACATTTATAGTCATAAGTTTCAACTCTACGTTTTCTGTAGAAAAGCAAAAATGCTATAATCATTATCACAATGAGAATTGATGACATCTTACTTAAACGTTAGAAAATACTTACGAGTAAGATGAACGCCATAGATGTATGCGGGCTGATGGGATCAGCTTTCATTGTTGTTATGTTCATACCCGAAATTAAGCATGTGTACAAACACAAAGATGCAAAAGCTATAAATTACCACTTCCTACATTTGAACTTGGCTGCGAGTGTTCTGTCCCTCGTATATTCATTCCATTACAACGTCGTACCTATGATCATTACAAATGTTGCTGCTAGTATTTTCTGCTTCCTCATGTACTACTTTAAACATATTTACGAGCTTAAAGAAAAGAATCAAATTACTGATATAGTAGCCGAGGCTCCAGCTCCTATGGTGTAGTTGGTCAACACTGTGGACTTTGAATCCACCACCCCAGGTTCAAGTCCTGGTGGGAGCTCGTTCCGGATCATATGTAGGAGACTCATAAGACTGTTCACCTTAAAAGGCTCCATGAACAAGCATATGTGATGGACCCTTACCCTCTCTTAGCTCAGTTGGTAGAGCAGTGGACTGTAGTTCCAAGGGTCACCTGTTCGAATCAGGTAGAGAGGACCATTCCTCTGTAGCTCAGTTGGTAGAGCGACAGGCTGTTAACCTGTAGGTCATCGGTTCAAACCCGGTCGGAGGAGACACAAAGCACCAATAGCTCAGTGGCAGAGCGTGCGTTTAGTAAGCGCGAGGTCAGGAGTTCAAACCTCCTTTGGTGCAAATCCCATTATTTTTACTAATTGACAATTTCCAAATTGTAAAAATAACTTAAAATAGACTATCGTATATAATACAATGTTGACTATTGCCGAATTCATTTTACACCCTGTTGCGTCTGTAAAAAAACGTTTTAGGTCGCGTAGAGGTGCTGCGGTTCATGATGCACCCCCACCACCCACTGAATCACCAAATGAGTGGGCATTTGGACCCTATTCATGGAAATGCATAATAGATGCTTCCGATAAGGAGGGGCGGGTTGATAGAACTTTCATAGGATTTAGTCAGAATATGAATATCACAGAAAGGACAAAACTTGCATGTGATAGACATAAGATGCCCGGGACTGAATGTGGTGAACCCAATCTTATTATGAAAGGTGGTGAATGTGACGAAGTTATTTACATGAAAACCAAAAAGGATGACAAACTGATTAATCTTTCAAATCCATTTTTTCGGGGATGACGATGGGTGGTGCTTGTATCCAATCAAGTGGTTCTAAAAATTCAGCTGCGAATGCATTGTCTTTTATTTCTTTTACCTGTACAATTCTACAATCTTGGGGAGTCATAATGGGTTTCATTTTGGTGGGTTCAATTACAATAACCGGTTTACAAAAAAGTGCCAACATTATATCTTTCTCTTTAATTGGAAAATATGTTCAACAACTACCGCACACCCCAAAAATGTCAAAATGGGATTATCATACTTCTTTATACCATAGCCCATGATGATAAAACCCCATACGAATGCAAGGAGATCTGTCATGGGTGAAGCTGAAAAACTACAATTTGATTCTGTGGGTATAGACGATTCCATCATATCGTAGTATAAATACCCTGCTACTACTGAAAGTAAAATAGCATAGAAGTGATTGTTCATATAATATAAGGAATAAAATAAATTATAATGTAAAGTATGTCATGTTGTATACGTCCAAACGTTGAAGAAGATGACGAAGATCTTCAACGTTTGAAAAAGGTTAAGCACATAATTTCAAAGTTTCAACACACTGACAGACAATTAATATATGAAGTCATAGAGAAAATTGAAGAATTAGATGATGAGTTGGTAAAGACTCAAGAAGAAAATGAAAGACTTCGTGGTGGGCAGTTAATTAATGTTGCTACAAATAGTCTCGTTGAAAAATTACGCGATCTTGAATACGAGAATGAAATACTACGTACTCGTGTGTTTAACACATATAAACAGTAGAAGCGATTTTTAAGTAAAAAAAGAATGCATCTCAAAGAACTGAAAAATCACTGGAAGACTATACGAGAAGAGTTGGATGATTTACCAATGAATGTTTTTATAAGTGATAAACCCAGACCTACGGGTGAATGGGAAGGTTCAGACGTTCTACGTCAAATTGTTTCAGATTACCATTCTGGTAAATGTGGTTGGCTAAAGGGTGGACAAACACATTTACAAGAGGAGTGGATTAGTTGGCCTATTATATGGGAGAGTAAGATAGTATTGGGCAATTGTCTAAAATGCCCAGAGACATATAAACTACTTTCAAAAATACCAGGTGTTCGTATAGCTGGGTTTGCTCTCATGAAAGGTGGTGTAAAACTGGAAGAACACGTAGATCACGTCGGAGATGATTATAAGTTTACGTATCATTTAGGATTAAAGTGTCCGGATGATTGTTACTTGCACCATTCTGAATTGGGGGATATAAAAGAAGAAGATGGTAAACATATCATTATGAGTTCAAGATTTCCGCATTGGGCGGAGAATGGGTCTGACGAAGATCGTATTATTCTCTACCTTGAATATTATAACTCTCCCAACCGTGAATGCTGATAGGACTTTCTTCACACCATGGGTACATTTCTTCTCCCACAAAGTTCATAGCACCCACACCATTTTCAATACACTCGTTACATGTTCCTATGCTGTCATCAATAAGGCAACCAATTCCCAAGGCTCTACACACGTCAACTTTTTTGACTTCATTCTCTGTGAAACTATTAGTGAGAATGACGTCATCAAATAAACCTGGATAGAACTGTTCAATCCAAAGTTCGGTAGACCCTCTAACAATTTCCTGCCTTCCGGTGAGTATATACATTTTATCAAACAGTACACGTAGTTTTTTCATAGCTTCTTGTGATCCCTCTATAGGTTCTAAGTTACGAAACTCGTCAGAAAAATAGAACTCGTGGAGAATTTCTTGTGAACGTTCTTCTGTGCAATTGAAAACTTCTCTGTAAAGGTAATTGTATTTTGGTTTTTTTGGTAAAGCTATCTTTTTATATTTTGCCATAGGTTTCAATAAGGGTACAAGTACCTCATCTACATCTATGGCAATTTTTGTGTTCATTTATTTATACTAACATTATTCGTAATCGCGAATCGTCACACCTACAGGAAATCGTGGGACGCCGAGAGCTGTTAAGTTTTGAAACCTGACAGTGAGCATCTTTCCCATGTACTTCTTGTAGTTCTTGTAATGTTCCTCTCTCTGAGCAATTGTTCCTTCGGGGCGCACTGTAAACTGTTGACCATTCTCAGTTTTGCATACCCACACAACTGCATCTGCATCTCTACCGTGCCCAGTTTTTGCACCGGTAATCTCATATTCCTCGGTCTGGAAATCCTTATATTTGAGAAGGTAGTTGCTTCGCTGACCCACTTCGTAAACACTGAAGCGGTCACGGATCATGGTACCCTCATATCCTTGTTGTATGAACATCTTGTGATAACCTTCCATATCCTTGTGTTTCTTAACACTGAAGGTATCAACATATTCGTAATGAGGATTGTAGATAGAATCTTTCACGTACTCCCAGCGTTGCTCGAAGGTCATCTGATCTCTAGCGCGGGCTTCAGCTCTGAGATCAAAGAAGTCAAAAACATAAAACTTGAGCTTCAGAGGGTCAGTCTTGAAAGTGCTTGTGAGATCCTCAAAGGTGAGGTTAGGGTCATAGGCTTCACCATCGACGTATTGACCCGGTCCAAGACCCTTCCCAAGAACCTCAGTTCCAGGGATAATCTTCCCAGTCCTTGAGATACCACCATCCTTTGAAACCAGTAAACGAACACCATCAAGTTTGGGTTGAACGTAGAACGGCTCAGAGATGTATTTCTTGCGATCATCCCATTTGTTGGCGAGCATAGGCAACACTTGGTTGCACTTGGTGTGCTCATTGTTCCACATGGTTTGAGCCCGCTTCAGGGCTTTCTCATAACCAGTCTTAACATTGGTTCGTGATTCGGTGAACTTGTCATTTCCCACGATCCCCGATACCTTTACGATATCCGCAGTTCCGTCAATGAGTTTATCAATGCGGATGTCGGTGTAACGTTCACGGTTCATTTTATCTTTATGGATAAGGCGTTCCATTATACAAGTAAATAATTTCTCAACTTTAAATAGGATGTCTTCACTTCCAGTTGTAAATTACGGTAGAATGGAGCGACTTAGGCCACCGGAACCCACAAACGTTCCATTGAATGCAAATACATTGGCTATCATTTTTATAATTTTATGCATTTTGGGACTCTATCGTAGATATGTTATCGTTAATCAAGGGCGTGAGCAATCTTATACTTTAGACACTTTGATGCCGACAAATAGAGGTCTTTCTTCATCAATTTCTTGAATCTGCGTTCTGGAATGTCAGTCTTTTCCATATACATTTTTTTTAGATCCCTCATGAGTTTATCACAGTTCTTCATCTCATGTTTGAGATCTCTATATTCACCCCACATCTCTGTGGAGATTTGATGAATCAGAAGGTATGCATTGCTACCCATCTTACGTTCTGATCCACCCAAAAACATGAAGGTAGCTGCAGAGCAACAAGCACCTTGAGCGATTGTGATAACCTTCACACGTGACTTTTCAAGGATATTCTTGAGAGCAAATCCCGCATATACATCACCACCTTCACTCATGATATTGACCCTAATCTTGGGTTCATAACCAATGAGATCAGCCTTATGTTTGAGGAGTAGAATCTCCAACTTCTTGAAGGCTTCTACGAATTCCAGTGTATTCTCTTGAGTGATCTCACCGTAAAAGTGAAGCTCGTTTCCGATAGTCTTGACGCAATCAAGAGTATCTTCATCCTCGTCAATGAGCTTTTTCTCGTTCGTAGGCATTCTTCAATGCTTTCTTTACTCTTGATACATCTCTCTGTTTTAACTTACTTCCTACCGCCAAATGATTCATCACATCAAAATCTTGCGGGGTTAAACCATACTTAAGCATAGGCTGTAAGTCTCCATTTTCTGCATACTTCTTTATAAGGCATAAATCCTCTATACATAAATTGTGTCCATTCCTTTTCTGAATCTCTTTGTACTTTTGATTTCGCATCTTAAAGTTACCATACTTTGTCCAACAACTTCCAGGTCTTATTGTATCTCTATCCAGAGACTTACCTTGATTCAATTTTGGAATAACAAGTGCATTCAATGTAAAGTATGGCATGAGATTCCAATCACCATTCGTATACATTTGTGTATCATATGTGTCAGCTTCTGAAAAAGCATTCACAGTTGGAACTATGTTAACACCCTTAGAATCCAAGTAATTTTCTGAAAATATATCCCATACATGACCATGCTCGTGAATTGAACTTGGGATACCTATCGGAGCTGGATCACTAAGAATATCTTTGATATACTCCTTAGGAGTTTTAAATACATCTTTCTCGTCATATCCATCAAGATATGTAAAAAAATCTCTAATATTTCCATTACACCGTGCCGCAGCATTCTCAGCCACAGATGATCTATCCTCTGTCAAAGTTAACAGTTTATCTGGTTTGTGTTTTGGGATGAATACGGTTTCAAAGTTTGGAAACATACACATATTAGTTGATGTAACTACAAACGCCCCTCTTGATACACGATCTCCATCCGAAACTCTTTCAATAAGACTTTTAAAGTCTGAATCATAGTCATCAATATATGTATGCTTGGACGATGTTTTTATAAATGTCAGAAAAAGTGATTTAGATTTCAGGTGATCCCTTTCTACTTCTACGCTGTTATAGTCATTCAATACAGACTTCAACACAAATGTCTTACCTACACCACTTGCACCACAGATGAAAACATTCTTCTTCTCTTGAATATACATTTTCAGAAGTTCAATCTGCTTCGTGTGAAGTGTGTCAACAGGCTCATCTTTTTTTTGTTCTATTATTTTAATGAAGGAGTCCATTGATGACCTTACTAATCAAGCCATAGATTTGGTGCTCGAGAATGACGCACTACAAGATCGTATCGTAAAACCTTTAAGAAGAAAAATTTTACCATATGCTGCGTGTGCGGCTTTAACTAATATCGCTATACTTATTCTGTTGGTCTACCTTGCTCTACGTCTTCGGGTTCTTCAGACACCGAGGATTTAGCATCCTCCTCTTCCTCTTCCTCTTCCTCCCCCTCTTCCACTTCCTCTACCATTTCTTCTTCAAACTCCTTAGCCTTCCTGTCATACTCCGCCTTGGAATTCATCATTTCTCCAAATCTGCTGAATGGACCACCCCTTGTTACCGCCCCTGCGACTGTAATTCTTTTAATCTTAGGAATCGCCCTTACATCAAGAATCTCTGGTTTAGTGAAAGTGTTTGCAGGATACTCCTTTTCGAATGCATCCAAAATACCAATAGGAATCGCAGGAGATTGCTCAATGAGACGATCATACTCCGCCTTGCATGTATTTACAAAATCTAAACCATCAGCACTACGTTCGCGACGTGGTAATGCTAACATAAGCCTAATATTTCTGGATAGTAGACCGTATGCAAGTGCTGATGTTTTGTGATTTTCCATTAATTCATTAATCTTTAAAAATTGCATAATAGTTGCTATAAGACCCGCAACCAAGTTAAGACCACCGATCATAGCGGGAACACTTCCTTGCATTGATGCTGGAAACTGATCCTGAGCAAAGTTAGCTGTACCAGTAACAGTTGAGAGAACAATAACAGGTAAGGTAAAACGCAGACTCAGTTTTTTGTATAGAAGGAATGCTCTGTGATTCATATACCTGTAACACCCAGATGCTTCACCCCATTGACGCAATATAGTTTCGTGTTGGTCGTTCCAACTTTTCTCTCTTAAATCAAGTTCTTGTTTTCTGAGTGATGATGGGGTAATACCACCGTTAAAATTTTCTTCACTCATTCTATAATAGATGAATATAATTTTCCTGATTCATCTATTTTTCTTGATTACTGTTTTAATAGTTCCATTTACCAATGATAAACGCAACCTGGAGTTCTATTCAATCTTAATTCCTTTTTTATTCTTTCATTGGAGCGTAAACGACGACACGTGTGCATTAACCCAAGCGGAGATAGCTATAACCGGTAAGAAGAAGGAAGATTCCTTTATGCATCAAATAGTCAGCCCAATTTACAAAATGGATGACACAGAGGCAAATAAACTCACAAAGACTGTATTTTTCGCGCTATGGGGTTTCGTACAGTACCGCCTCGGAAGATTTGATATGTTCATAGACGATTTTAAAGATCTCATGACTGGGAAGCGCATCTAAAGAATAGTCGCATTTAATATCCATGGATAACACAAGACATCTGATTGTGGAGACACCAGATGGTTCTGTTGCGATAGCATTTAACGAAGAGGTTCCACCACCAGAGCCTCCAGAACCACCTCCTGAAATTATACAACCACGACAACGTTTCAGATTATTACTAGAATATCACCCCGTTGCGCGTGCTCTAGCGTATATATTCATGATTTCATCTGGTATAAATTTAGGTCTTTTTAGAAGAACAATAGATATTATCAATTTTGCGTTGATAGTATCTACGACGGGTGCTCTACATAGTGAACATTCAGCATCAATAGGAGTTGTAGTGTTTCATGGTACATGTGCAGGGCTTATGATAGTACCATTTTGTGTACTTCGAATGTGGGAACAAGCTATTTTCCAGTTTTCATCCGCTCTGATGTGTCTCACCGCATTTAATACATGTACCCAAACACTAGAGCAGTCTACTTCTTCTTAGTAAGTTCATGAACACGCTTCATGAACTCCTTGTTACGACTCACTTTAGGATCCGCTTTGATAATGCGGAGTAGAGCAGCTGTTGGTATCTTAGGACTGTTTCCCTTTGGTGTTGGAGTCTTCTTCAACTTTTTACGCGCGTTCTGAATCTGTTTCGCAGTTGGCATTATACTTTAGGTGAATATTTAAATTGATCAAAAAAATGAACCGATATCTTAAAGTTATAGTATAGAAGCATACAAACCGCGTCGGCTATATCATGCTTTCTTTCATATGGAATGTCAATATCAGTAAACTTTTCAGCTAAGCTAACAGTTCTCTCTTTCCTTTCGTCGTAATTTAAATGTCTCATACCAAAATGTGTATGCATGCTCACAGGTGAAATCAACTTCACTTTATCTTTGAACATGTAGTGTAAAAGTATCTCGATATTATTAAACCCAACAGGTGGTTGCCTTTCAATTAGAATCCTCTCAGCCTTGTCAAAAATCTCTTTATGTTCATCTACAAAAAGGGGTATTAAATCAACAATGTCATTTGAATATATGTATTTGTAATCTTCGAGACTTACCTTCTTTATATATTCAATGTCAATTTGAGGTCCATTTCCACATTCAGCGAGAACAAGACCCATATTATGATACCCTATATCTATGGCGAGTATCTTCATATCTTTATCTGAAAGATTTTCCTTAAGTATAGTATATGAAAAACAAGACTAAAACACAACTTATGGGTCTTGCTCTTGTAGTGCTTGTAGCTATAGTGATATATTTATATCAGAACCCCAAAGTTGTTAAGATTCCAGTGAACGTTCCCATGATGATGCCAAGGTTCATGCAACGCACAGAGAGACCTCCCCAAAGCCCTGAGTTTAGAGAACCACCTATAAAGCAGTACAAACCTGGGCATATGCAACAGATGGGTGTTCTAACAGGTGACGGTGATGAGACACTCCCTCTTTACGGTAAGGAAGTGAGGGGTCGTCGTGATCGTTATCACTATTACACTACCACTGGTGGTGAAAACCTATATCCTCTCCCCATAAAGCATGATGGTCGTGATTGTGTAGATGACATCGGGTGTCAAGAGTTATATGGGAATGAATCAGTCAACGTGACTGGTAAAACTGGTTCATTCAATGTAAATCTTTATAGAACAGATAACTTTTTCTAATTACTCCTTCTTTTCACCACCATCCTCCTCCTTTTTACCCATAAAACGGTTCATTGTATCGTCGATGAGTTTCATAGTAGAGGAGCTGGAGCAGCAGCAGGCGCACAGTAACATACCAAGTACGGGTGGTGTCTTGACTGGACTCTTCATTGAAAAGAATATGATCATCATACAACAACACAAGCAAGAAAGGTTTGCACTGAGCTGTCCCATAGACATAACTGGACCTTCACCATCAAAATCGACCATATTAGTTGCTGGTAACACAGACATTTATTATACGTCAACAAAAATTATTACGAAGTCTCATAACTGTATCAACCTCCCTGTTCAAAATCCCTGGATTTCTTGAGAATTGATTTTTCAATCTCAATAATTTCAATATAGTCTCTTCATCCATATCTTTAAAGAAATCTACAAGTTCCATTATGTCACGCATACCCATATCTTCCTTCTTCGCCTGAACATATGGCCATGTTTGTTCTCTGAGGGTTGCAACTTCCTTTTCGAGTTGTCGTATTCTTGGAAGTAATACTTTTGTGATAACCGCGTTAGATTCCATATCATTGCATTCACTTAAAACTTTAATACTATCCTATATCAAATGAACTGTCTGTCTTATTCTGGAAATGATTGTTACAAATACAGACTGGCTAAGACACGTCAGAATGTCCTAAAGGATATTTATAAACGCTGTGATGACATTACATTGAAGAGTCCATACCCCAAACCTAAGAAGCGGGAAAATACCAGACTTAAAATGCGTTTTAAGGAAGCAATACGGGATGCACAAGAAATATGCACAGACGAAGGTGCCAAGTCAAAACAGTGTCATCTCGCGTGGTATGAAGTTGATGAGTTGGAAGATTCTATGAATAGATATTATCCAGATCAATAATTTCTCCATCTATATAAATGGACTACGAGTCCCTAAAGAAACACGCCAAGAAGTTGGGAATTAGGGTGACTAAAGATGTACAAGGAAAACGAGTTAAACTAACCAGGAAGGAGTTGGAGTCTAAGCTTAAGAAGGCAACTAAAAAGACTAAGAGGGGTGGTATGGAAAAACAAGCAAAGAGTGCTTTGAAGTTTATCCGAATTTGTAAGACTGTTTTGAGGGAAGCTCAACCAAATCAGGAAATTGTTTCAGTTCCAACAAGGCGTGTAGCTATGGGACGACCCCCACCTCCACCTCCACCTCCTCCACCCAGACCTATGGTTAACAATCAACGTGCCAAGCTCCTGGCTGAACTGAGAGCCAATCCAAAATTTCGTAATCTCAGAACAAATTAATAACCTAAGTCCCACCCTCACAAACTCGTTTTTCAAGTTGAAAATGATGATCTCACATGAAAAACGACAATTTCTCAAGGTAATCAGCGGAGGTCTTCACATCCTCATGAGCTGTTCCTATAAAGCTGATGATATCGGTATCGACCCCGAGGATGGTATAGAAGAGACGATATCCGAAAAAATGATTGTACTCGCCAATACTATCGCCAATGGTGAAAGATATTGGTTTGACGATGGACGATTTAACAATTATGTTGATGTGGCATCGGACGAAGATCTCATTGAACTTCTGGAATATTTTGACGATATAGACATGGACATGGAACACGTGTACTACGAAGCGAGCATTGCTATTGAATCTCTGAGTGATACAAATTATAAGTTTGCGTCACTCATTGAAAATGAGAAGTTTATTACATTCAAGGATCTAATTAATCACGACCAATCTCCATGCCAGTGAATGGTGTGCACTTGACCATGTTAGAGCTACCGCGGTGAGAGCGAAGAACAACCTCATTGTCGTCCTCTGTGTTAGCCTTGACGTCATAGTCACCAACGATACGAACTGATTTGAAGTTTCCCTCAACGCTGAGAGGAATGGTGTCTGTGTGTGTGTGTATTCCCTTGAAATCACACTCTGAGTAGTAATGAACACCTGGAGCATTTGGATCTATAACAATTTCCTCATCTTCCTCTGGTTTCTTAACATATTCTCTGATCAGATATATTGTACACAATATCAACAGTGGTATAATCACTACGGATGAGAGATTCTGATTCATAGTTATTATTAGTTTACAAAATTAATTCCAAATCTCTTTGACATAAACTTCCTGACACTATCAAAATCTGGATAGCTCCAAAGATACCACCTTGACCAAAATCCTGCACTATCAATACCAGTGATTTTCCATTCCTCCCTATCACTGGAATTGACACCGAGCATTAAAGTTTGTATTCTTTTTGGATCTCTTTCAGCAATAATACGTTTGGGGATTCTTCCACCATGTCTGAGTACATAGGAACGCATACGGGAAGGTGTTTTATGTTTTGTATAATCTGAGTATCCACGCGCTCCAAAATCTACCGTTCTACCATCCTCGAGTATAGCCCTGAACTTCTTTTTACGATTTGGACTTCTGACAACTTTGACTTGCATGTCTCTTATATTTTACGAGGAATAAAATATAAGTAGAGAGTTTTTTTTACAATGATATATATTTACTTACGGCACGCACCACAGTATCCCTCCTTCTTAGGAGCCTCGGGCCAGAAGAAGAGACGCTCGGGACCACGCTTCACGCGGTACATGTGATCATAGAAGTGGAGGAGACCAATAGCGAGCACGGCAGCGCCGACACCAGCCTTGTTAACCTTACGGTTCATCCAGTAGTGAGCAAGGACGAGACCAACGAGAACGAACTGAACAAGGGTGATGGCGGGAAGATTGGGCATCACAAAGCGACGCTCAACAGTATTGACATCATCAGTGGGTTCGGGAGTGTACTTTTCCATACGCTTTCCGCCGTATCCGGGCATTTTTATTTTATACTAAGAAAATAATGCTGACGGTGATACTTGTACCATTTTTCCTGGTACTTCACGACTACCTAAAATCACCCATAGATAGATTGTACTTTAGGAAACCTTTGAGACCTCTGGTAGGTATGAGAAACACGATGATAGATATCATAAACTGGGGTTCTAAATGTTCAGTCAATGATTATCCTGGACTTTGGTTAGTTAAAGCTCACTTTGATAAGATTAGGGGGGAGTTTAAAGAAGTTTCAAAGACTGCCGAAACACATTTATTTCACGAACTCGATCCTTGGTTTGAAGTGAATCCAAACTATTATTATTATAAAGTGAAAGACTTCCCTATGTTAAACAGTCTCATAAAACAAATACCATGTGTGTGTCACGATACAGCTGTATTTGCTGTTATGGATGCACCTACGTCTATAGCACCACACCGCGCTGAAACAAACCTTTGGCTTCGTTACCATCTCACTGTAGAGGGTGGTGGAGATTGCACACTCTACACAGGGAGGGGAGCACATGAACACATGGAGGGTGAGGACTTTCTTTTTGATCACGCAAAAATACACAGTGTCGCTAAGAAGGGTACACAAAAGAGGGTTGTTCTTATACTGGACATCAAACGTTTCTAAAGATGTTTACGACATGCTGCCCTATACATATCAGTCCCACCTATGAGTTCAAGTTCTTTATTATCAACAATCCTCTTTGTAAAAGGACCCGGAGTTCCATCTTTACAATACATACAGAGAGCCGAAAGTTTAGTTACCTCACAAGCCAGTGGAATACAGTCAATAAGTTCACCAAACTTTCTTTGAAAAGAATCAGCATCAAGACCTGCGAGTATTACTTCTTTACCTTCGTAAAGGCAATACTCTACAAACTTCGTGAGACGTGGGAAAAATTGAGCTTCATCAATAGCTATAATATCCACATCGTCAAAATCGTCAGTGTAAATTAGGTCAAATAGGTCATACACTTTATGACAATTAAACTTCACATTATCATGGGTCTTCAAAACTTCATCAGGGGACCGCGTGTCCTTAGCGGAATTGACGACAAGAACTTTTTTACCAATGACTTTCAAACGCTTAAGTCGTCTGATAAGTTCTGAAGTTTTACCAGAAAACATATTTCCCATAATAATTGACAAACCCATCTCGCTGATTAATATAATATTGTATTTTTTATATGGGTGATCTCCACAGAGCTGTATATAATGGTCACACGGGCTATTACAATCCCAAGACAGGGCGCGTCAGATTTGGGAAATGTGTATATTCTGATATTGCTACAGCTATAAAATATCTCAAGAATAATTAAGATGACCCTCACTGATGCTCAAATTGCTCGAAAAGTTGGGAAACTGCGTAGAACAGAAGGTCAAATCTATGCACCCCTCAAATACTTCAGGGGGCTTGAAACTCTCAAGGAGGTTGAAACTCGTTACAAGAAGATGCTCAAGAGGGACTACACCAAGTTCCGAACAGACGAAGGAAGAAAGACGAAGACTTCCTCCTACACCCAAAAGTTCCGGAAAAGGTATCCAGGTGTTAAGTCGTTGCCAGATATTGCGAAGGCTACTGGCATTCCTCTGAGAACTGTCCAAAAAATCTACAATAGGGGACTCGCTGCGTGGAGAACCGGGCATCGTCCAGGAGCCTCTCCACAAGCGTGGGGGTACGCGAGGGTGCATAGTTTCGCCACTAAGGGGAAGACGTACTACACTGCTGATAAAGATCTTAGATAAATTACATTTTATTAAAAGCTTCTATCATCCGATTGATTCTTATTTTTGCCTGACTGTTCAAGCCTTGATTCATCGCTTTCCTTGCCTCGAACAGTTTTAGCTCCGCATCTGCTATATCCTTAGAAGGGATCGTCATTTTTACGACCATCCAGTTAGGAACTATCATAATTCCCTTTATTTGATGAGTGTCTCTCGTTTTGAAATTAATGAAGAGATGAATTCCGTCACGTGCGCCCACAGCTTCTGCACTTGTGCCCTTATACATTTCGGCGTACCGAACACCATCAAAAATGAATTCTGTCGAAGCACCTTTCTTAATCTCAATATCAGTTCCATCTGGATGTTCAGCATCCTTATACCTTGCGTCGATATACATCCACTCAAGTATTTCGGAAATCTCCGCTTCATAAGCGCATTTTTTTAACAGAACTTTTGAATTCTCAATTTTGTGAATACCCTTCAGAATAGAAGTCCGTAGTTTATCATCACCAACCCAATCATATATTTTGGTGTGCTTGTACGTCAGCTCCATATTACTTAAAAAACTAAGAATATATGGAAGACTTAGGTAGTGATTTTCATAATCAGTCAGCGTCGTCAGATTCAGATTCAGAATTCAACCATTGCTCTTGAGATGGAAAATATCGGTTGTATCCAATATATGACCCAACAATTTCTTCGATCGTGTAATGGGGGAATCTTTTGTAAATCTCCTTTCTATATTTAGGATCAATTTGATAGGGTCCGAACTTACACGTTTTAGGGGACGGTACGCTATCGAGATATTTTTGATCAGGTTTCCATTCTCCGATAATCATTTTACTAAGTAGTAGAGCTATATCTTTATATTTATGAAATCAGAATCCTGATAATACCATACATATAAACCCAACTGAGGCTGATAAGGATCTGATTTAAAGACTTGTAAAGTATCATTATTTTTTTATATCTGCGTTAAATACAAGATGGTTCATTTGGAGCGAATACATGAAGAAATACGCGTTCTAAATATAAAAGACGAAACTTTACTCTCGTATCGTGTTTTTGTAAACTTTTCCAATAGAATGGATTTGTTACATGGAATTGAGTTGGGTGTTTTACCTGATCGTAAGAAGCTTACAGAAGAGGAAGTAGAAGAAAAAAATTACCTTGATACGTATTTCAAAACCCTGAAAGAATTATTTCCCCACTTGTACGAGAAGTGGTACAGAAGATCAATTTAAAGATTATCGTGTACTATACACTATGGATACCAAACAGGTTAGGGATGAGGGTTTGGACAAGTTTTATACTAAACCAGAGATTGTTAAAATGTGCATATCTCGGATAAAAGATTGGAGTGTTTGGGACTTGGTCATAGAGCCAAGTGCGGGTAGTGGTAATTTCTTTGAACAAATACCAAATACAAATAAGTATGGATTGGATATCAAACCGGAATGTGATACTATTCATAAGATGGATTTCTTTGAGTATACTCCACCTATTTCGGGTAAAATGTTAGTCATAGGTAATCCCCCATTCGGTAAGAACTCGACGTTGGCAGTAAAGTTTTTCAACCACGCAGCGCAGTGGGCGGAATGTATAGCCTTTGTAATTCCAAGAACTTTTCGCAGAGTAAGTATTCAAAATCAATTAGATTTATCATTTCATCTTGTACATGACGAAGATATACCAATTAAACCGTGTTCTTTTGTACCAAATATGTCTGTGAAATGTTGTTTTCAGGTATGGGAAAAGCAAGATACAAAGAGGGAATGTGTACAATTACCAACAACGCACGCAGATTGGGATTTTCTACCTTTTGGACCGAAGGATGATAAAAATCAACCAACTCCACCCGATGGTGCTGATTTTGCACTTCTTGCGTATGGTGGTAAATGTGGGAGAATAGAAACTACTGGTTTAGAAAAACTCCGACCGAAGAGTTGGCATTGGATAAAATCTAATATAAACGTGGATACATTAAAACAACGTTTTGAAACACTTGACTATTCTATAAGTGAGGATACAGCTCGTCAAAACTCAATTGGTAAATCGGATTTAGTATATCTGTATTCTAATAAGTTTTTCCATAATTTATCACCATAGGTGGGTCTTAGAGCATATTCATAATCGGTGTTTTTCATTATGTTATCCATGGTTATTTGACCCATTTTTGCAATCGTTCCATGTGCGTAGGATCCATATTTTTCTAACAAATCTATCATATCTGATTTTTTTATTAGAAAAACAAACAACTCACCATCATTTTCTATAGTAGTCCAATCCAAATAGTAAGCTGTTAATATATAGTACGTAATAGTATGTGATGGACGGATTTGTACATAATTGAATTTGGTTCTATTTTGTCCACCCAAAGACGCTTTTACTTCTGCATATTCTCCATTATATTTAACATCCCCACAACATTCAGAAGCATTTACTTTACACATACCTCCTTTATGTCTAATATATTTTTCAATCAGGGGTCCAGTTTGTTGTCCAGATAAACGATTTACAAGACAATACTTATGTGTACTCTTTAAAGTCTGACATTTAAATATTTCAGATTCGTGATCTACGTTTTTTGTGTTCAGAATATTTAAAAGTAATGGACATGTCATGTTACCTAAGTAAGTATTTAAAGTTTTATGTTACTTAGTAATAAAATGCCTCCTTTAAGGAACATACTTAGGCGTCCAGTTTTTGATCTCTATTCATCCGATGATGAAGAGATACCTCGTATTTCATGGGAAGATTACTTTATGAAGGCTGCAGATCTCGCCGCGGTTAGATCTCCTTGTGAGAGACTCAAAGTTGGGTGCGTTCTCGTTAAGAATAACAGGCTCATAAGTATGGGTTACAATGGATTTTTAAGTGGTTGTGTACATACTTCAATTGTGAGGGATGGACATGAACAAGCTACGATTCATGCCGAGATTAATGCCATCACCGATGCAGCGAAGAGGGGTGTCTCCATCGATGGTGCCGAAGTGTATATTACACACTATCCATGCCTAAATTGTTACAAGGCACTGGCGAGTAGTGGTATAAAAAAGATTTATTACAAACATGATTACAAAAATAACAGAATCATACATGAGTTAGGATACGGGATAGCTATTACTAAGCTAACTTCCTCTTAATTTCCTTGGTAAATGTGACAATACAGATAGCAAAACTAAATAGATTAACAAATGCTTGCGCACTCATAATATGAAGTCTCATCCAAAAGTTTTCATATTGTGTGTAATACCAATACAAAAAAGAGAGGAGAGTTACATACCACACTCTAATTATTACGTTTGAAGTCATGTATAGACGTCTAAATAACCAGTGCCCTTTGGATATTCGCTTTAAAAGTAGGAGAGTTGTGTCAATTTCAATAAGACCCCCTATAGCTACGATACGAGAATCCCAAGGTCTAAAAAGAGGATACATCAGAAAGGATAAAACAACGAGATGATGGAACTTAATGAGTTTGTGATAAGATGTCAAAACATGAGGACGACGATGTATCCATATTAGATCAAATAACATGTGTACCGTGAAGGCATGTGTGAGAAATAGAGGATAGACTGTGTAGTGAAATACCACTTCTGCTATAGACAGAATAGAGAAAGGAATTAGAAACCCGAGGGTTACAACATCATGAATAAACGATTCCTTCATTATTAGTTCTATGTGTTAGATCTTTATAGCACTTTCACATCCAAATGGAAGTTTTTATCGAACTTCCCCAACTCAATCTTTCCATCATCAATGAGCGACTTAATTTCTTGACCAATCATTAGGTTATCGTTTAGAATAACGTCAAGTTTGGGATCTTCAGGGAGTTTGGGCATGAACATCATGAAGGCGGTCATTTTCTGATCCATTGGCAGCTCACGATCTTGAAGAATTTGCTTAACGATATTGGGAATGTTATTTGGGTCCATTTTACCAATTAGCAGATGTATTTTTTAACCTCATTCTCTCCCTATTTTCTTCCTCATCATACTGATCGGGGTCGTACATTATTTTACTTGTATGTGTCATCTGTACAAGTTTTTCTACTGGTTTTAGGGTATCGGAAGGCTCATAAGGGATAGATGAGTGATGGAGACAAATGCGCACCTTTCCATCGGGGTTACGCTTATAACCAAAGGTATATTCAACATCTGAAATCTCACCCGTTGTGGCACATGTAAACTCATACGTACCCATGGCGTGGGCTACATCACCATGACAATCAATCTGATGATTATTAAATACAACCTTACTGAAACCCTTTTTGGCGTTGATAGCGAACCCCTGATCTTCTATGTATCCACTCACCACAGCATCATTACCAACAAAATAAGACATAGCATCATGAGCTGTAGGGCGGAACTGTTGTTTCGCGGCTTTAGTTGGTTTGAAGAGTACATTAGAATGATCGTACCCATACAATTCACCCGCACGCTCACCCGCGAGACTTACGTAATCTTCACCCGAGAGGAAGGAATCCGAAATATCCACAATTGATTGCGCCCAAAAGTTTTGCGCCGCGATGACATCATATTCGGATACGACATTCATAAGCTTCTCGGCTTCATTTAGCTGAGCAACTGGTTGACTAAGACTTACACGAGAGGATTTTGTAGGTTTACTAAAACCCCTGGCTGCGTTTACTTCTGTATCATATTGAGCGGGATCGTTAAATACTCGAGTTTTAACGTTACGTGTGAGATTAATACGTGCGAGGGAAAAGGACATATTATACATTCATTGTTCTTATTCTTTATTATCCTTATTCTTGTTTGGACGGATAGCCCACTTATTTTCCTTGTTGAACTTCTCGTAGTCAATCTCCTTAATTTTGAAGACATCCATTAGAAACTTCTTCAATGGGTGAGGCTTCTCATCCTCTTTGGGTCTCTCCTCCCGGCTTGCGAGTGCAGAGTCTCTGTTCTCTTTATCACTTGGGATTCGACGCCTCCCCTCACCTGGAGCTTCAGCGGGCTCAATGAAATCATTCTTCTTGGCTTGGGTGCGGATATTGGGTCGTATATGTAAAAGTCTTGTTAACATTTTACTATGGGCATACATTATCTTTAATAGTGTATAATTCCACCAGCTTCTAAAAGTGTTTTGGTCACTCCAATAGCGACAAGTCCAACTCCGATCTCTTTGTACTCCATCTTGAGTAGACGACCCGCGATGGTCATCGGCATAACCCACGAAGTGAGTTGGAAGAGACTGTAGTTGATTAAATCCTGATCAGGGAGAGCAGAACGGACTTTAACATTTCGTACGGGGCGACGAATAGCTTTGTTAGTTTTTGGTAAAGTAACACGTTTGTGTTGTACATGGATAGGTCTGACAAGAGTTAACATTTTACATAGTTTACGCTTCTTATCTTTATGTGATAAAATGTATTTTGGAGACCTAAGTCATTCCCAAACCAGTATAAAAGTATACACCTACAATCAACAACATGACGACCATGAACGCTGCTTCCATTGCTACCTACATTTCCAAGCTTGAGACCGAGAACATGCAGCTCGCTGCCAAGGTTGACACACTCGCCAAAGACGGGCTTGCTATTCGTCTCAAACTTATTCAGTATGAGCGCGAGTTTGACATTGACGACGAGGAATCCGTCTGCTCCAACGATCTTGGTCTATCTTACGACTCAGACGAGACTGACGATACTTACGTAGTTGACAATTCTTACGAATCCGACGACGAGGTATCATCTTATGCTTCTACTGAGCGAACGACTATGGATTCTGAAGATTTTGATGAATGCTACAACCACGAGCTTGTTCATGTCTTGGGAGCTCTCGCTTACCACGAGAAAGATATGCATAAGTCCAATGCTTACGCCAAGGCGGCTGATGCTATCTATGAGCTAAAGTTCAAGGTAGATGACGGTCACGAGCTTGCCATCGGTGATAAGAAAGTCCCTGGTATTGGCAAGAGCATCGCCAAACTTATTGACGAGTTCCTCGAGACTGGAAAGATCAAGAAGCTCGAGCAGCTCTCAGCGGTTGATGATACCCATGACGACTACGCTGATACCAATGAGGAGGTGGCTTATTACCTTGAGACCCTCGCCCAAGAGGAAACTGACGCATTTAAGGGGAAGGCTTATGTAAAGGCATCCAATGCTATTCGTGAACTTGACTTTGAGGTTACCCACGGTGATGAACTTGCTGATGGTCCTAAGAAGGTCCCTGGTATTGGTAAGGGTATTGCCAGAAAGATTGATCAGTTTCTTCAGAGTTGTTAGATCCACGTCGCAGGCTTTGATTTGAATTTCTTCTTTGGTTTACCACTGAGACGTGAAAGCAAATATACATAGAATAGTAATCCGTAACGGATCATTAACTTATTTTAATACAACAAAACAATTTACATGTCAAGCTCCTCCATACCTACTTCTCCGTGTTGCGTCTTCCAATCGGACAAGTCATTGTATATCTTTTCTGATGTGTCATATGTATTTCGTCCGTCTTCAATCATCATATCTCTTACACATTCAAACAGAACAGTTGTAAGTGCAAACTTATAAGCGAGAAAACCAACAAAAGTACAACCATAATCAAAATCAAAAGCAAAGGGGGCATTGTTCCAAGATACTTCAAATGCTGCAAGACTGATAGGTGCGAGAAACTCCTTTTGAAAAATAGACTTCTCAAAATTATCCACCCTCTCAGAAAGTAGAGAGACATAAGCGTAAGATGCTAGAGCCCCGAAGGCTACAGATACACCTTGGTCCGCACCTTGGGTAATGAAATAAGACGCAGATAGCGCAGACCCATATCCACAAGTACTCTTCTTTAGAGTTTTCTTGAGTTTGTTGTAATCATGAGTAGATGCCAGAATTGGAGTAGGTAGCGCGTAAGTGTAAGACATTTCTGAATATTTTACTCAACAAATCTTTATCTGAGTTATATCATAATGCCGTGCCAAAACTGTAAAAAAAAGAAATGTGGTATTACAATGACTTGTAAATATTGTAGTGGTGATTTCTGTATAAGTTGTTTACATTTAGAAAAACATAAGTGTCCAGGTATCGAAGATAAAATTAAAATGGATCGTGAAATATTGAGTAAAAAGATTCAATATGAAAGAGAACCCAAACACTTAAAGATTTAACTTGTAAGATGAATAGGGGACAAAGGTAAGTTTTTTTTGGGTCAAGGTAAGTGCTGGGATGTCCGAGTGGTCTAAGGAGGACGACTTAAGATCGTCTGTGCTATGCACGCGCGGGTTCGAACCCCGCTCCCAGCATCTATGGGCTTGTAGTGAAACGGATATCACTCTGGACTTCTAATCCAGCGTTCCGGGTTCGATTCCCGGCAAGTCTGAACTTAAAGTTTTAAATTAATAAAATAACATGCAAATACGTGTACTCGGATTGCTTCCGTACATAGTTCATTATCTACGTACGGAATCATTAATAGCTTATATTGTGATTAATAACGGAATATTATATCATATATTGTTACCAACAAGTTGGGTTGTTAAATGGTATGATATAATATGCAATGTCTACATGATGGCATTTGTAAATATTCAAGTCCAAAATATAGATGTCTTTACGTGGACTTGTTTCGCAGCTGGATGTTTTATATATAATTCTTTGTATATTAAACGAAAGTTTTTGAAGGGTGTTTTCCATATCGTGGGTGTTCAATTACCTCTATACAGAGCTTTGACACTTACTTCTTTTTAGTGGTCTTCTTCTTTGTAGACTTCTTTTCCTTTTTGATCATAATGGAAGGGCTGTGAAGCGCCTCAATACCACGGATCTTTTTACTTTTATTCTGAATAGCTTTTTGGAATTTCAGGTAATTATTCATTAGATTGTTACCTCCACCACGTGTATTAACCTGGTAGTTGTTGGGGGCGTAACCACCCTCGCTATCCCTCATGAAATACCCTCTCACAAGATCGTTAGCATTCTCATTAAGAGGTGTGAAGATTGGAATTCTTTTCCCCGAATTATTAACCCTGGTCATATTATAGTATATACTAATATTATAATGTGGTTTTTTGCTTTAGTCGCAGGAATTCCAATTATTGTGTACGGCGCTGCATGTTGGGGTTTGATTTATAACTTAAAAAGACGTCGTGATTTGGGTATCTCCCCAAGATGTTCCCAAAATGACTTAAAAGATATAGACTAAACTAAAATAGAATGCCTCTCGGTATCAAGAAACTCTCTTACGATGCTATTCTTCCAACTCGTGGTTCTGATGGTAGTGTTGGATACGATCTATACAGCAATGAAGACGCTATTGTTCCGTGTCAGGCAGGTAACGCTCTCGTTGGGACTGGATTAGCTGTGAGGATTCCAGATGGCTGTTATGGTCGCGTTGCTCCTCGTTCAGGATTGGCTGTTAAGCATTGTATTGATGTGGGTGCAGGTGTAATTGATCCAGATTATACCGGTGAAGTCAAGGTTGTTTTGTTCAATCGTGGGTTTGACAACTTTGAGATCAAGAAGGGTGATCGTATTGCTCAGTTAATTCTCGAGAGGTGTGAAACCCCTCACATTAAGGAAATTGGTCTCCTTGAGGAAACTCTAAGGGGATCAGATGGTTTTGGCTCTACGGGAAAATAAGAAAAACATTAATAAAATAAGAACGAGAAGTCCTAAGAGAGCATAAACTGTAAAAGTCGCAGATGTATCTGTAGTTCCCTCTCCCTCTTCCTCTTCCTCTTCCTCTTCCTCTTCCTCTTCCTCTTCCTCTTCCTCTTC